ATAACTACTCATCAAATCAACAACTAAACTGACTGTTGCTTTACCTAATCTTGCCCCAGTGCGTGGTCTTTCGGTGCCTTCATATTTAAGTCCAGACCCACTTTTATCAGAGCTACTATTCGCCTTCACCTGAAAACTTACCTTATCATTAGCGCACCAGATAACTGTGTCCTGTGTAATAGGACCATCTTTTGCCTCATCAAAATATGAGTGTGCTCCAGAGAATGCATATTGTTTTTTAAATTCTGTGTCACTTCTATCAGAAATAAATTTCTCTGTTGTGTTAACTGCCACATAAATCATTTCCTGTCCTTTAGTAATCTTCTTTAAAGACACTCCTATGATTTCATGACTGTTGTATGCATTCCTCAGAATACTATTCAACTGCTCAAGATTTACCATGGCACTTGCACTACTCTTAGGTCCATCATATTTACATGATGCTTCAATCTGTCTCTTCCACTTATCTTTGTTTTTAATCAACCAAATATCAGCTGGATTCCAATTATCTTTTTTTGATATGCCATAATTTTTATTAATAAAATCGCTTATGTATTCCATAAAAGAATCACTGGAATCCGACCCTGGTATGGTATACGTTGTATTGTTAGCGTGATACTTCCCTCTATTAAATTCTGTAAATGATGGACTAGAAATCACTCGCAGGAATGCTCGATTAGATTGATAGAAAGTATCTAACCATGAGTCATCTGGTCCGTCTGGCATCTTCCCAATCAGAGTCCAAATATCTACCAACTCTTTCCAAGTCTCTTTATCTTCTTTAATATCGTCAGCACTATTAAAATTTTTATTTCTTTGTATTGCTTGACGCATTACCCATAAAACTCCCAACTCAGACATTGCTGTCATAGCAGCTGCGCTGACTTTCACTCCAGCAGCATTTACATTGAGTTTTGATGTCTGCACAAATTTAACTACTTGTGGAAGTTTACCTCCTTGGAAGTTATAGTTTTGTGCAAACTTAATTTCTACTTCCTGTCCATTTTTATAGTTGCCAATGTTGGGTTTATTTTTATATGCGTTAATAATTTTATTTACTGTGGCAGCCCCAGTTTTAATAACTATATTACTTAATCCACTTCTTCTAGCATTAAAATTTGGCATGGCAATAAATTCACCATTCATAAAACTATCATCGATTTTAAATTTCGTTAAATCAAGTTGCTCAACCCCAGCAGCTTTCATCACAGCAGATGCAGTTTCTTTATTCTTTTTCGTCTTAAAAGATTGGACGAATCTTAGTGGTGATAAACTTACCCAAGCCATATAAAAAACCTCCCGCAAAGTATTTAGGGAAGGTCTTTAAGATAGTCTTTTTCTGATTGATATGGATGTTTTTCTCCAGACCATATCTGGTATCCTTCTATTACTTCTGGCAATAACCACTGGTCAACACGATAGCAATATTGCCAATTAACTGGTTGAATACAATTCATTACCACCACTTGGAAAAAAGCTACCGTGTGAATCCAGAGTGTTTGCATCATTTTTTAGGGGTAAGTTTGTAGGCACCGAACAGTGTTCCAGCGATAAGAGCGATCATTAGAATTTCCATTAGTAAAGTTCCTCTTCTTTTTCTGAGTAGATTACTACATCACTGGTGGGATATGAAACACACATTAGAAGAAATCCTGCTTCCAATTGGTCATCATCTATAAACGATTGCTCTTCTTGGTCTACTGTACCACTTTCAATTTTACCAGCACAGGTACTACAAGCACCAGCACGACATGAATATGGCATATCTAAACCTGCCTCATCAGCAGCGTCTAGAATATATTGGTCTGGAGCACAATCAAAAGTAGATTCTGTACCGTCTGGTGCTTTAATAGTTACTTGCATCAGTATATTTTGTAGGTGCTAACTATATATTATCTATCATCAGAGGCACGATTTTCAGAGAAGTAAGGGTCAAAAGTTCCTTTAGGATATCTCTTCTCTAGTTTCTCTACGTTCCTTACGATAACGTCATCAAAAGATATGTCCAAAGCCATACAAGCTTGTGCCACATACCACATAACGTCACCCAACTCAATAATAAGATGCTCTCTATTGTCGTCATTCCAAGGTTTACCTTGAAACACCATCTTCTTAATGATCTCAAGGAACTCACCAGACTCAGCAGCAAGCCCAACGCCAGCAGTGGTAAGACGTTCAATATTGGCACCCTGGCGGTCAAGGTCACCCAGACGGTCAGCAAGACTGACAAAATCTTTAGAACTATCGGATGTGACAGCATCTACAAACTCTTCATACTTAGAGAAATCAATATTACGTTTCATAGTCTTGGTCATACAATAAATTCAGTAAACTTAGTAAATTTGTTTTTGGTTTGAGGTTGCTCCTCATATTCGTATTCCTCATCAGCGATCGTGATTGAAGAATCTGGGACATCGACATTATACAACTTCATTTTTGACCTGTCAACACCAACGAGAAATTTCTTATGATAATTTAAATCGTTGTATCTGTTTTTCAATTGCTTTACAAGAATGTGACCATCCTTTTCCAAATCCTCTGTAGAGATGAGAGCAAACATAAGGTCAGCAGTAGCTGGCAAGCCAAAGGACTCACTGGTATCAGTGAGATCGACATCAGAATTACCATACCCAGACCTAGTAGTCTGGGTAGCAGAAACGATTGGAAGATTGAATTCCACTGCCAACCCTCGTAGTTCTTCAGCGATTGCTTTGACATATGTATAGGAGTTTACAATAGCTCCTTTGTATCTTGCAGAGGCACAGATATTTAGATAGTCAATAAAAATGATATCTGGTTTAAAAGTCTTCTTCAATGACAACTCATTAAGAAGAGACTTAAAGTGTCCAACGTGTGCAGATGCAGTAGGGTATTCTTTGATTATAAACCTACCCATCGTCTTGCGTCCGATGTCTTTGATACGAGATGTGAAAATAGTTTCGGGAAGTGATGCAATATCTCTGATATTTACATTAAGAAGATTGGCGTCAACACGCTCAGCAATCTTTTCCTCAGACATCTCACATGTAATGTAGAGGACATTCTTTCCTTGCTGTAATGCCTGAGCAGCACAGTGACACATGAATAGAGACTTACCTACACCTGTGCCTGCCAATGCTACATTGAGAGTCTTATTAGGAAGACCACCTTTTGTAATTAGATTGAATTTCTCCAAGTCAAAAGGCATCTTATCTTCTTCCAGATGGTAGAAATCATAACGCTCTTCGACGTTTTCGATGTAGTCGTGACCGACGTGCTCGTCGAAAGATACCGCCAAGGCTTCTTGGAGTATGCTGGGTATCGCATCCTTTGAAACTTTCTTCTCTCCTCCATCAGCAATCTTGATCGATTCAAGTAAGGCGAGATAGATTGCTCTGTCTTTACACCACTTCTCCGTCGTGTCAAGTAACCAGTTGTATTCAACGGAGTCATCATGAAGCGACTGAATCGTCTTAACAGCGTTTTGATAGGTCTCATCATTAAGGTCTTTTCTATTTTGTAAGTTGATAATCAACACTTCTGAAGTGGGCATCAAGTCATAGTTACTTGCAAAATCCCACACCTCTTCGTAGATTACTTTTTCATGTTGCTCATCAAAGTAATCTGGTTTTACGAAGGGGACAACCTTTCTATAAAATTGCTCATTACACAGAAGGTTGCGTAGAATAGTTGTTTCAATTCTCTCACTCATCGCCGCTACCATACATAAATTCTTTCTTTGCTGCTTCGTCTAATGCTTGCATTATTTCGGGGGTGAAATATTTTTCGGGATTAGAAAGTACAACAGAAGGATAAACGGAAGATTCCCCAAAAACAATCCTATTACCCCTGCGCTGGAAGACTCCGTATTTCTGACCCAATTCCAATAGTCCATAATACTTGTCAAGTCCGCGTGAGTCATAGAATAATCGTGTTTCAATTTGTGAGTTTTCTTTAGTGAATCTCGATTTCTGTGTCTTCACCTTAATAATATTTCCTACAACATCAGTGCCATCTTTTTCTTTCTTCTTAGAAAGGAAAAGAATACTAGATGCAGAATATTTCAATCCAGTACCTCCACCCATTTCTTTTGTAGGGACATAAGCACCAACAACTTCATAAGTGTGGTTGGTAACGATAAGTGGAATACCTGCCTGTCCAAGTTTGAGTGACAGGATACGGAAGATGGATTTGATAACCTGAGCACGGGTCATGTCACGGGTCTCTTTGCCATCAGTAGCATCCTGCACTTCCTTGGAGGTAGACAGCATCCCAAGAGAGTCTAGCACAAAGAGCAGAGGAGGTCTATCCTCTTTCTTCAATTTCATATATTCGTCAACAACCTTAATGCTCTGGGTGCGAAACTCCTGCACAGTAGTGACAGGGACCAATCCCACACGCTTCACATCAATGTCGCGAGTCTCCATCATGTCCTTAGAAATAGCAGATTCCGTCTCAAAGTAAATCACCTGAGCATCTGGATTCGACTGAAGGAAACTCCTGACTACCGAGAGGGCAAAGAAGGTTTTACCTGTGCTGGACTCTCCTGCAAGCGCAGTGATTTTGTTTGCTGGGAGACCACCAAAAATGCTCCCAGACACAAGAGCATTGAGGATGTAAGAGCCAGTGTCCACAAACGAATCACAATCCCCCGTGGAGACGCCTTCATCAACCACTGTTGCATATTCATTATTCAACTCCTTAATAACATTGTTTAGAAAACTCATAATACCTCAAAAGAAACTCATTAGATTGCCACGCTTTTCGGACTGCCATCCAATAGATTCTAGCACATTTCTTAGTGGGTCAAGAAATGACTTCTCAAACTGTAATTGATAATCTACATACTTCTCAAGATTCAATTCCGTGGGCAGTTGCTGGAAAAAAGAAATTACATTTTCACCAATAGGGTTTGGTGTCTTGAGATAGATAAACTTAATCTTCTCTCCCTCTTGAATAACAGGATATTTATTTTCTACATTATTTTTCCTGACATAGTGATTATAAAGCAACGCACCCCTAACATGAATTGGAGTGCCCTTAGCATAGATGTCTGTGCCATTACGATACTTGTCCAGACCATTAACACCGCGAGGGAAAGCAATGTTTAAATAATTTTGCTCACGAGTATCTCCTTTGATTTCATCAATGAAACTAATGACATCATCATTCTTTTGGGTAATGATAATCTTGAATGCTGTGTATAGTTTATCACGGAAGTATGCAGGTGTCGAGGACCTAGCAGTTTCCAATCCCATGATTTTCATCTTAGGCTCAGCATATCGGACTCCTTCGCTATCCCACACGTTGAGAATGTATCGCTTCTTAGCAGTCCAGATGCCACGCTCAGCGATATTCTCACGCTTCATCTTCATCTTCTGATCGTACGCCGCCAAGTAATCAGACAATTCCTGATATGAACATTCAATAAAAGGTTCCAGTTTCTCTTGGCATATCTTGTCAAGTATACCCACAATTGCTGTTTTGTCGCCAGACTTAGCACTAAAAAATTTATTAACAAGAGGTCCGAGATTAAGATAGATTGAGTCAGTGTCTGATGCAATGACGTAATCCTCCTTGTCTGTAGAGAGTAGTTTATTTAGATATTCATTTACCTTCTTTTCAATCCAACGAATAGACAGTTGTCCAGAAAGTGTGATGGCTTCTGCAATCTCCAACTTATAATAACGGAAGTGCTCATTGCCAATCGCGCCATAAGCACTGTTAAGTTGAATCTTACGTGCCATCTGAATGTTGTTACATCTAGAAATCTCTTTCCTCAATTCCATAGTAGGAGTTTTTTCGTATTGCTGCTTTGCAGCAAGCATCTTCTTCTTATAAATCGTGCGGTCCTGATAGATTTTATCCATCAGTTTAGGCAAGAATCCCTGCTCCTTGGTTGTGTAATGAGTGCCGTTGGCACACATTGTTTCTCCTACAAGGTCAGAAGTGTCATGATCTTTGTCTAACAGCATATCTACATTGACACTACTACGACGTGATAGGAGCGTCTCTGGAGACAAGTTGTATTGCATGATAAGGTGAGGGTATAGAGAGTTAAGGTCAAACGATACCACCCAGTCATACATGCCAGGGACAGGCTCTTTCACATATGCACCAGCATACTGGGTGTCCTTAAAAGATTTCTGCTTAGGGGGAATAGCAATCTTCTGTTTATCAAGATAGATGAAGATAATATTATCCCACATACGGACCTGAGAGTATACATCTTCATAGTTTACCTTGGCATCATATGCCATGGTGAATGCCAACTCCAGAAGTTTCATCTTGTCGTCAAGACGGTCTACCAGACGCACGTCATGGATGTTATATTCAACAAACTTGTGCCAGTCATTTGTATAGAATTCTCTGAAAGTATCAAACTCAGAGTGGTCAAGTTTCTTCTGCTCCAACTCCACAAATGCGATGTGGTCTAAGCGATATGATTCCTGGTTAGTATAAGTAAACTTCTTATATAACTCAAGATAATCAAGACAAGAAACACCAGTGATGTCATATGCAATCTGCTTACGACCCTTGATATAAATTTCACGGTCAGAGACCATCTTCCATGGAGACAACATCCTGGTGTATTTGTCGCCAATCATACGAGTCATACGGCGACAGATATATGGAATATCGAATAGTTGGACATTCCATCCAGTGATTACATCGGGGATATTTTGTTGCCACCATCCCAGAAACGAGTGGAGAAGTTTTATCTCATCGTCACAATGAATGTAATCAACCTGCTTATCTTTATTAGGGAAAGCTTTGCTACCCCACACAGTGATACGATTGGTAAAAGAATCATGCAAAGATATAAGAAGAATCTCTTGGTCAGCAGATTCGATGTTAGGAAAACCATTCTCTGCTCCCGTCTCGATATCAACCGTGAAGACACGAATGAGAGAGCTATCAAATTTGACTTCATCTCCTGGATACTTGTCGTTAATGTATTGGTATAAGTATCTAGTATTACCATGAATCTCAAATTCTTCAACGTCAGCATACTGTTGCAAAAACTGACGACAGTCAGAAATTCTTCCTGGCATTACACGACGCAAAGGACGACCGTCGAGACTTTTGTAATCTGTTACATCTTTTTTTGAAGAAACAAAAAGGGAGGGTTTGAAGTCCTCCCTGTATTGCACATCCGTGCCATTCTCATGGGCACGGACAAGAATCTTGTTACCAACTTGCTCAACGTTCTTGTAAAACTTCATCAACCTCTTCGTCAACCTCTTCGTCAATCACGGATGGGACCACATCGATGTATGCTTTTACAACGTCTGCATTTGGACTAATGATAGTCAGGATGTTGTCAGACGAGAAGAGCACCTCTTCCTGGTCAGTATAGCACGGCCATGGGCGAAGGTCAACCTCGCTCATGACTTCGTATGGTTGGATTAGTTTGCAGTTTGGCATACCGTAGTCAGCAACAATCTCTTCGACTTGTGCGACTACATAAGAATCATTCCTCAGTAGCAGCAGTTTCAGATTCTGCATCACCTTCTTCCTCCTCTTCTTCATAAGTCAATTCTTGAGTTTCAGATTCTACATCACCTTCTTCCTCCTCTTCTTCATAAGTCAATTCTTGTGCAAACCTTTCCATGTAAACATCAAGGATACCTTGCTCTACATCGCTAACAGAAACTACAGCATCGTATGGGACATTGAAAGTAATGTCAGGTGTGAAAGGATTCCACTTGCTGAAATTTACAGAATACTCCTCTGCGTCATCTGGTTTTGGATTAAGTGTAAGAATATAAGGACACTTAATATTTAAGCAAATACCTTTGCCAGTTTTCTTGTCAGTCATTTCAGAAGTGCCAGCAATGACACGCTCCCCAGATTTGAATACTAAAATTTTTGGGACCATAATAACCTCTTACTTACGTTTTATTATACCACAGATAAAAAAAATGGGCAAGGGTTGACTGTGACCAACCTGCCCATGCGGCGACGATACGATTTATTTATTCAGTTAAAAATTGTTGGTCTGAAGTTACCGCTTCGCCAATATTGTATGTAACTTTTTTCTGATGGTCTGGAATAATTTTCTCTAGAGAAACAGATAACAGTCCATCAATATATTTAACATCGGTTACTTTTACATCATCTGCTAGTTGCCATGAATTGTTGAAAAAGCGTTTTGATAATCCTTTGTGGACATAGCTGATGTCAGAATTTGTTTTCTGATGTCTGCTGGCAACTCGGAGAATGTTAGATTCTGTAGTGACTTCAATCTCCTCTGCTTTAAATCCTGCAAGAGCAATTTCAATTTCGTAGTTACTGTTATCATGCTTGATGATATTATAGGGCGGGTAGTTTGTATTATGTCCAGTCATCGAATCTAATCGTTGAAATACTGTATCCAAACCAACTCCAAAGGGAGCATAAATGTCCCAGGCGTATTTTTGCATTTTCTTTCTCCTTGAAAAAAGCGAGTTATAGAAAGGACCCCGAAGGCATCCATGCAAATATTTATTAGAGAACATAAAAAATGGGAGTGTAATTTCCCCCACAAAATTATTCGGTTGCTTCTACTTTCTTGCGACCAATATTATATTTACTTTCAAGAGTCCACTCTTCCTTCTCTTTAAAGGCAAGGACTTTAATTTGGTTTATGGGTGCAACGTCTGAAATTAATTCAGGTTTAGATACTGCAATTAATCCCCAATCAGAAAGTAGTTGGACAATTCTGTTTCTACGTTGAGTATCATTCAACGATAAGTTAGTCTTCTTTCCATCCAAAGCAAACAACTCTTTGAAATGAACAATATAATATTTTCCTTGCTTATGCAGAATATGGCAGGATTGATAGATAATCCTTTCTTTCCTAGATGCCACTCCGATACGAGTAAGAGTCTCACGAACCTTCAAAAAATCATCAGGTTCATTAAGAGTCACTTCAATCATATCAGATTGATTCCACTTAACTTCAATGTCAGTTGTCATCGTCTACCACCTTTATTTACTAAGCGTTTAATCTCTTCAAGTTGCTCATTAGTTAAAATCATTAACGCTTGCAAAGCTTTATCGGTGCTATACCCATAATATTCTTTGACTGCATCAAGACAATCAATTGAAGACTTTTTTTCCCAAGGCGAGAATCTCTTTCTTGGAGTGATACTATTTATAAAAAAGTCATACTGCATCTTCTTGTCTAGATGAGAATTCATATTCATTTCATTCGCATACAGTACTGTATCTAAAAATCCAGACAGACACTTATTTACAATGAAAGGTGGATATGACTTAACATCCTCCTCTGTATCATACAGATGCTTCTTCGACTGATTAATTGTGTAGAGAATCTGGGAGAGAGTTGGTGCAGTCATAATTAAATAATACTAATTCTTTTCTTTCATTCTGGTCTTTCATGTAGTCGCCTACAGACCTCATGGTGTAGGTGAGGTTGAATTCTCCTGCTCTCCACCCTTCAAACCTCTCACGAATAAGTTGAGACGAGTTATAAGATATAAGTTGATTACCAGCAAACCTATCACAGTCGCTAGCAAAGGTGTCATGACAGAAGGACTTGTGCATATCGCCCCGCCTTCCATAGAGGTTATCTCTAATATCATATGGGGGGTCGAGGTATGTGAATACGTCTCGGTTATCTGTGAGGAGCTCTTCATAAGATAGATTAGTAATTTTCCAATTTTCAATCAGTCCCGAATATCCAGTGAGTTTATCAATTCCACGCATTGAGAAATTGCTTTCTGACGCTTGTTTGCTGAAGGATGAGGATTCAGTGAGACCAGAAAAAGAGCACTTGTTAACAATGTAGAAACTACAAGCGCGACGTAAATTGGATATGGAATCTTCATTAATAATCTCCTTTGATTCTAGAAAAAGATTTTTAGCAGTGTCTGGAGTTGGGTTATCAATCTTACATTGTCTCAGTTGCTCAGCAAGTGCCTGACCATTATATTGCAACTCTTTCCAAAAGTTGTAAAGAGGTCCATACAAATCATTCACCCAGATATCTAGGTGAGGATGTTGCTTTGTCACATATAGTGCAACACTACCACCACCAAGGAATGGCTCACGATACTCTTTATATTGTTTCATGTCTGGCATATACTGTGCCAATTTTACACAGGCGCGAGACTTGCCACCTGGGTAGCGTAAGGGTGTTTTAAAAGATTTCATTTGAATTTACACTCCACCATCAATTCAGTAAGACATGCCAAGAGATTGATTTCCTGGTCAGCAACAAAAGCAACCTGATACTGATACTTAGCAAGCACCAAGACAGCAGGAGGAATCGTAGACCCTTCAATAAAGTCAATCAGATTATCATACACTTTACGCATAATAATATTAGGGTCACTATCCATATTGTTTACTACCCACTTACGCACCGTAGTAAACTCTTTATTCTTCATCGCACGAATCAATTCATCTAGATTGACATCTGCAATATCACACAGCACAGCAGAATCCAGAGACCCACCTGCAGAGTGACGCTGTGCCTCATTCAAGAGACGACGCCAGTCAGGGTAGTAACGCTGAATAAGTTTGACTACGACTTTATCCTCATAGGTCACCCCAGAGGCGTCTAGGATGCCCTTCAAGCGGTCGAAGAATAGCACTTGGAGTTTCTGCTGCTCTGCCTGTTTAATACGGAAATCAACCACCGTGCAGCGTGAGTGCAACGGCTCAATAATTTTATTGATGAAGTTACAAGTAAAGATGAATCGACAATTACTATGATACTCTTCCACAAAAGTGCGAAGAGATAATTGCACGTCATGTGTAGTGTTATCTGCCTCATCAATAATAACCACCTTATGAGCACCACCACCAACCAAAGATTTAGTAGTAGCAAAGTTACGGACTTTAGTGCGAATGGTATCCAGGAAGCGACCTTCATCACTACCATTGATAACAATATAACTAAGACCTAACTCTTCACATAGTGATTTAGCAACCGTAGTCTTTCCAACTCCAGGAGGACCAGAGAGCATGAGATTTGCAATCTCTCCCTGCTCAACAAATCCAGTAAATACTTTCTTCAAAGAAGAAGGGAGAATACAGTCCTCAATTGTATGAGGACGATACTTCTCTACCCACAAAAAATCATTCATTATAAAAAGGTCGAGTAAAAATTTCGGATACAATATCTGTTGCACCCAGTGCTTCATACATGTATGTGGCACCAGCTCGTGGATTTGTATGGTCTCCACAAGTAAATACATCACATACTGCCATACCATTCTCTGGCCAGGTATGGATGCTGATATGAGATTCAGCAAGAAGTGCCACAGCAGTTACCCCATAAGGGTCAAACTTGTGGGAAGATACATCTAGTAAAGTACTCAGAGATATTGTAGCAGCATTGGTAAGCACGTTACGAATATGTGCCTCATCATCACAAAGTGAAAAGGGACAACCTCTCAGAGTAAACAAGATGTGCTTCAAGGTTCTAGTGCAACATAATAACTCAAATCGATATCAGTATGTTTCCACTCAGTAATGAGATGTTTAGAAGCACCAACAGTATAGTCACCTTGCATGAGACGAAGATTCTCAACCTTTAGGTGGAGGTTATGATTACCTTCAAAGTCACCCTTTACTGTCACATCATAGACGTGAGAAGTATCATTCTCAAGGTCACAGACAGAAAGAAGAATCTCATTGTCTGTGCTGATTACAAAGTCAGGAAGTTTATAAACATTAGATGCTTTGTTGAGTGACGACAAGTCACTAGCAAACAAAGAGAAGGTAACATCAGACCCAGGATAATTTACCTTCTTATCAGGTGCAGTCTTGAGAGTAATTTCAGGGTCACTGAAATAGTATTTCACACGAGAGCGACCAGACTTGATAATCAAGTAATCATCATTGTCAAACACTAGACTAGGATTCTCAAACAGAGAAAGACCTGCTAGGAATTGATTCAAGTCATAGATAGCAAACGTTTGTGGAAACACTTCTTCCACCTTAGCAGTAGCGAGAATGTTTTCCTCATTACTAATAGTGCGAAGGACGTTACCCTCTTTGATTACAATCGATGTATTGATTGTAGAGAAATTCTTAAGGATTTCAATTGTGGTCTTTGAAAGGGCAATGTTACTCATTGGTTGTAGTCTTCACGTTGTGCATTTTTATCATTGAAGTGCAGTAGCAGGACTGCATAGTGGAGAATCTTGATAAGGTCTCGGCGGGCAGTGCCCTTCTTATCATACCGAGAAGCGTACTTCAAGATGTTACTTCTACAGAATGCTTCCCCATCACCACATGCTTCAATAAGGTCGAGGGTTTGGATTTTGTCAGTGCCAGTAGAATAGTGCTGGTTGTAAGTTGAAGTAATGTATTCCTTCAACTCATTGAGGATTTCTTCCTCATTGTACTTCCAGTGGTGTGGATTCATAATTAATAACGTGGTCAATACTGTCAATATAACATGTCCCTGGAGCATAGTCAATAGCCTGCTGGTCCAGATATTGGTGTCCAATATAGCAGGGCACTGGTTTGTTGCCAAAGCTTTGATTAATTTTACACTTAATCAAAAAAATACCCCCATCTTTTTTACGGACGAGGGTGTGGCGAGGAAGGTCATCATACATCAGTTTCAGTAACAGATGCATCTATCTTAGCATACAATTCAAGGAATGACGACTTTGTTTCATCATCGAAACGATTGACACAAACTTCAATTGCTTTGCTGCGCTTCTTGAAGATAGAGAATGCACGGATAATATGCACCAGGCGACGGGTGGAGATGATTTCATCCACGCCACCATCGTAGAAGGTCTTACGAATAATCTCACCCCAAGCAACCAAGCGGTCAACAAAGTCAGCATCATAGCAGTCAAGTTGCTCAGCAACCTTACGCAGGATGTCAGACTCTACCTTTGCAGTAGGATATGACTGCTCAAAGGTGATTGGGAATCGCTCAAGGAATGCTTCATTAAGAATATTGGTGCCAATAAAACGACCGTCATCGCTGCCTTTACCTTTAGTATTTGCAGTTGCAACAACATTGAATCCTACCGCAGGTCTGACAAACCTACCGATTTTTTTGAGGAACAACCCTTTACCTTCAAGTATGGGTTGGAGGCATAGGATTTTGTTACTAGCCAAGTCAATCTCATCGAGTAGCAAGATTGCTCCTCGTTCAAGTGCTTCAATGACAGGTCCGTTATGCCAAACAGTTGCCCCATCCACAAGGCGAAACCCACCAATAAGATCGTCTTCATCAGTTTCAATAGTAATGTTTACACGAATAAGTTCTCTACCCAATTGAGCACATGCTTGCTCTACACCAAAGGTCTTACCATTACCTGATAGACCAGTAATGAAGACAGGGTAGAATAGACGGGACTGAATAATTTTTTTAACATCACTGAAACTGCCAAAGCTGACGAAGGTATCATCTTTCTCGGGGATAAGGTTTTCTTTCACAGGAGATTGAATAGACTGCTCAAGTTGCTCAACAATAGTGAGATTCCACTGACCGCGACCAGTTTTGTATTGGTCAATTTTTTTAGTTACAGTTTGATAGGTAACATCTTGTCCAACACACCAGTCATGAATATTAGATGCATTGATGATGTTGCCATAGAGGTCAGCGAGAGATGCGCTGATAAATTCAGCAGAGAGTGCCATTGAGTGCCTTTCGTTGATGTAGTTATTATAGAGCAAGTTGGAGATTATTTATGTCCAGTGAGGACAGTGCCTCAACTGACCATGGTTGCAAAAGAAGAGAGCATCTTCTTATTGACTCCCTTCTTGACGAGGGACTTCTTGAATGCATTCTTGATTTGAGTTTTAGTAGCATCATCTGGGACATCGATGCCAGTGTCGTCATCATGTAGGTCATTAGCAGACATGAAATACATCATTTGATAACCATTAAATTCTGGCACTGCAGCAGTCTTCTCTTTCTTCCACTGCCTCTGGACTTTCTCGTAAGAAGTATCGCACTTACCACATGCCATAGCAGTGTTGAGAGCACGACCGTTGAGAAGACGAATACCAATCAAGTTGATATCAGGAAACCTATTGCGGACAGCATCAAGAAAGGTGCTGGTGGTCAGGTCGCCGCTGCTGTAATAACCACCATCAAAGGCAGGGTAGACGCGACCAGTCTTACGGTCACGCAGGACACAATCATGCTCAATGGGACGACGACCCATCTTATCTTCACCACCATAGTGCAACTTACGATTGTAAGAGATTGACTGTGCCTCACCATCAGAGAGAATCACAACGTTAGTTTTCTGGACTTTGTTGCGCTTAAGGAAGTCAGGGATGATAGCAGTCAGAGAGATTGCTGCCTCATTAAGAGGAGTGCCAGAGAGACCATATCCAACAGGATTCCTGTAACCACAATACATGACGTTACCACCAACAATACGCCAGAAGTTTTTCAATTGCTTCCCAAGATTCTTGCCACTCTTTCCATCAAAGGAAACCATATTTAGCATACGGAAGTTTGATTGAATTTCGATATATCCATCAACTTGGTCATGGTGAGGAGGAGAAGTTTCGTAAAGCTTATCGCGATAGTTGAAGATACGGTCAACCCAATAGTTGTTAGTGAATGCATAGACATCAAAAGGAATTTGACACTTCTTACAAAACCATGCGATATTGAAAAGTTGCTTGACAGTATTCCGAAGAATTCCACCCATAGACCCAGACCAATCAAGCACGAAAATCAGTCCATGATTCTTACCATCGGGGACAACGCTAATCTTTTTGAAAAGGTCTTCATTCCATTTGAAAGTATGAAGTTTAGATGTGTCGAGCACACCAGTTTTTGCAGTGGTGGCGCGAGCATACTGGTCTGCAGACTTCTTCATCTCAAACTCTTTGACCAGATAGTTGACTTCTTTCTGTGCTTCTTTGCGAAACTTCATGTAATCATCATCAGCATAATCAAAACTACCAGCAGCTTGCTCAGCGTAACATTCCTCACAATCTTTCATGACAGTCTTGTTAGAGACAACAAAGGTCTCAATATCAAGAGGTGGCATCTCAACATAATGAGTTTCACCATATTCTTTAGAAGTCAAGTCTTTAGCAGACTCATTAAATGCAGCGTCAGTCTCGGACTTAAATTCACCACCAAGGTCTCCTGCTCCAGTAGTAGGAGTGCCCTCACTACCAGTCTCCTCAGCATCAGCACTCTCACGACGTGCTGCTTCCTCAATCATTTCTTCATGAGTCATGGAGTCACCATCCTGTGCCATGGGAGAAGGATTGCCCATCTCTTCAGCGTCAGGAATATAAGCAACCTTATCCATTTCCCCCTCTTTGGTGTATGCCAAGATGCGACGAGTTGCTTCCACAACATCCTCAAAGGTCTCAGCATCAGCAACCAAGTCAACCAACTCCATCTCTTCTGCAGAGAATGGCATGGGAGAATAGGCACCAATCTTGAAATGGAGATTGATACGGTCAATCAGAGTATAAGATTCAAGGTCACGTCCACCAATACCAAAAAAATCGTCGTCATGCAACTCTCTATATCCCGTATAGAAGTTACGAGACAGACCAGGAAACTTGCGCTTCATCAGTTTCTCGATACGAGCATCCTCAACCACATTGATGTAGCTCTGAGGGACACCATAGTCATGTCCAAACTTCTGTGGTGTGTAGAGAGCATGACCGACCTCATGACCCACCAGCATGTCATATACATCAGCACTCGCTGCTTTCCACATAGGCAAGGTCAACACACGGTCAACAACGTTAAACATGGCAGTCTCTACGTTACGGTGCTCCACTACCAAATTCTCGGTAGCGAGCAGGCGAGCTAGATTTCCTTTGACTTCCAGGTTGAGCATCAGTCTCTTGCGTTTATAGACCTATAATACAATGGGGGTCGCCGCTAAGCAACCCCCTATAAGTTATGTTGTTGTTTCTTCTGTGACGTATGAGAAATTCTTATGCTTCTCAAATCGCAGACATCGGTCAAATTTATCTGCCATATTGTCACGGTGTGAAATGACAAATACATTTGTCTTGTCATCAAACGTTTTTAGAATCCAACCAAGGTCACTGTTACCAGATTGGTCAAGAGACCCATCAAAAATTTCATCTAGTATAAGGAGGTTAGTATCCACAGAATTCTTGAGCTTAGCAATAGAACGCCAAGTAAGCAACAAAGCGATATCAATACGAGCTTTCTCTCCTTCGCTAAAACTTTCATAACTAAACTCATCTCTATAACGTGATTTAATTACTTCGGAAAAATTTTCATCAAGCATAAAACTTGAGGAGAATTCCATTTTATCTAGATACTCATTAATGAGTTTATTCATCGTCGGGAGGTATTTTTTGATGATGCGCGTTTTGATGCCCGAGTCTTTAAGAAGTTGCGTTGCTGTGGTGAAACAATCTTTTTCCTCTTTGGTTTTCGAGATGACTTCTTGTATCTCTTTGCTTTTGTTATCGAGGGATTTAAGAATTGAAAACTGCTCCCGTTGATTGACATCCGTATCCCTAAGTTTTCTGATGTCTCGGTCCAAGTCTTCAATTCGTCTATGAAGTGAGTTAATGTCATTCTTTAATTGTCTATTCTTTGAATTGATATTGTTGATTTCATCAATTAAAAGAATAAAGTAATCCTCTTGACTTTGGAGATCGGAAAGTTGCTGTCCCAAATCAAACATTGCTTTCTCCACCTCAGCAAGTTTATCCGAGAGAAGCGAGACCTTCTCATGTTTGAAATGCTCCTCAATTCCCTGACCGCATGTCGGACAAGAATCATTTTCTTCAAAGAATAATTTCTCTTTTGTGTATGAGTTTTTTTTAGTTGAGATTTTATTCTTGAGTGTTTCGATTTTAGATATCGTCTTTTTAATTTTCTGCGTGTCTGCCATGGCAGAGCTCTTAGTGTCGATTTCCTTGTCGTTATTGAGTATCTCAGTTTCATAACCTAAAGCCTCTGTTAAGAATTGCTCCTTACGAGATTCCTTTTCCTGGATGTCTTCTTTATTCTTCTTTTCAATGTCGAGCATAAACGTCTTCTGCATGTCAATTTTCTCTTTGACAAGGGACAGTTTATATTCGTGGTCTTTTAATTCATCATTAATGTTTCTGATTTTATCTTTCAGGTTGACATTCATTGATGAGAAAATTTGAATGTCTAGAATGTCTTCAATGATATCTCTTCGTGCTGCCAGCGGCAATCTCATAAAAGGCACAAAAGTAGATGACCCTAATACAACAATCTGAGTGAAAGATTTATAATTCATTTTGAGAATGGTTTGCTCAAAATTTTTCTGCTGGTCATTAACAGACGAGTCTTGATTTAATGCTACACCATTCTGCTTTACTTCAAATAACGAAGGTTTGATACCTCTCGTCACTTCATATTTATTCCTACCAATATTGAAGTTAAGATTAACAAAACACTCACCCTGATTAATGGAGTTAAGAAGTTGAGGTTTGTTAATTTTACGAAAGGGTTTTCCAAACAACGCGAAGGTGAGTGCGTCTAGGATTGTAGATTTACCAGCACCATTAGCTCCAACAATGATAGTGCTCTTCTCTTGCGCTAGATTAACTTCAGTAAACTGGTTGCCAGTGCTAAGAAAATTTTTCCACTTTAGGTTTTCAAAAATAATCATAAATCGTCGGGTGGCACTATCACGTCATCGGATGTTACCACAGTATAGTGGTAACCTTTATCTTCACACACTTTTGATGCAATGTCAATGTCCACCTCAACAACTACCATTTCTGCCAGGTCTTGGTGGTCATCGTGTTGCTCTAGTTGCATGAGGTATCTGTCGGCATCATCTTCCTCTTCAAAGAAAAAGATGACCTGCTCACCCTCTTCTGATATTAGAGAATAGACTCCATCAGGTTGGTCCTTGAGGGTGATGAGAAACATTATACTACCTCACAACTCTCAATATATAGAGACCGCATGAGAGATTTTAGTTTATCTTTGTTGACTGCTAGGTCAACTTCATCGATATATTCGTTGAGCAAAGTCAATGTATCTTTAACTTCTACATTGTCATCGTCTTCTAAGAATGTGTCATTTACAAAAGTCTCAATAATTTTTACATCATGTGGTTTCTTACAATAAACATTCTCAACAAACTTTTCAAACTCTTGATAGTCTTTTTTATCTTCGACTATGACTTTAACAAATGAATGATTACACTTGTCAAGGTCAAACTCTAGATGTGACTCTGTAGTTTCGTTATAGAAAACCTTTTGAAAAATCTCGTAAGGATTCTTGACTCTAGTAAGTTTAGTAGTGTCGGGGTCCCAAAGATGAAATCCTCTTTCATCCTTATAGTCATTCCAAAACATCTGATAAGGATTACCAAGATATTGAATGTTACCTTTCTTGGACTTGTGGTGAAAGTGACCAGAAAATACTTGCTTAAACTTAGAAAGAATTTTAGAATCCATTCCATGCTCCATTCTCATGCCAGGAGTAACTTCAAATCCATTGAGCTCAAGATGTCCCATACAAATTTCAGCATCACTTTCCTCAATCACCTTGAATGTTTTTTCTCTGTTTTCAGAATTAATCCAAGGCAATATAAGAATCTTTCGTCCTTCTACTGTAACTTCACGAGCAGTAGAAATAACATTAATGTTATGAAAACTATCTAGAAGCAAATCGGGAGAATTTACCTCATTAGTATTTTTATAATATACACAATGATTACCAAGAATCATGTGGACTGTAATACCCATGTCCTCAAGACGCTGAAAGTAATACTGTCGTACACGACTCCATACATTAAAGTCAATACTTTTTCTATTGTCAAATGTATCACCTAGGTCAATGATGTTTTTGATTCCTTTCTTTTCCAAGGTAGGAAAGAAAACATCATCATAGAATTTTTTAAAGTATTCCCAAAAAGCAACACTACCTTTTCTTCCGTCTAGGTGTTGGTCAGTGATAAGAGCAATCATCGTTTGTATCTAATTTCAAGGGACTCTTTGATACTATTCAAGTCAGAGGAACTACTACTATAACCTGCCATGTCACCTGTATAACTATCTGTATGCAAAACTTCATCAAACCCAGACTTCTCTAGAATTTTTGCTTTAATTTCTAACTGTTTCTTTTCTTTAGAGATGCGGCGAAGAAAGGCAAAGTAAATAATTTGCGTGAAGTATGCAAAAGGATTAGTAGACTTTTCTGGATTAAAATTATGAATGTATTGTAAGCAGTTTTCAATACCATCGCAAATCATGTCTTCACGAAACATGTAATTTACAAAGTTTGGTTTATATGATAAGTGTGTTGCAATCTTAAGAAAACACTCTCCAACATAAGGTGGTACACGAGGTTTCGGTTGCTCGTTTGCTTCTGCTTCAGCAACTTCCTTGCGGTAAACCATTAGAGCGTCTAAGAAGTCTCTGTTGTTTACATAGTTTTCTGTCTTTCTTCTTGCCATTATATTGCATTTGCCTTGTTTGTATTGTAACACCTTATTCAAGAAAATGCAAGGGACTTGACAAGACCTTCAAATCTCTGTATAATTAGCGATGTAGCGTTTCAAAGATTATTAGCTTCTATTATATAGATCTTCTAAGTACTTACGTGATTCTTTTACTGTAGACATATATCCTTTTTGTTGTTTAATATCTACTCTAGTAGATTCTGCAACATCTCCATTTTCTTTTTGTAAAAAACGTTTATAAAACTTTTGTATTTTTGTATCTAATTCTGTAATTGTAAGGATGTGGTCTTTTTTAATAATAAACGTTTCATCATAAGTTGCTGCCATCCATGCATTAAAAGTAAATCCTTTCAAATTTGATTTACCTCTCTTCATTTCAATCACATGTACCGTGCGGGGATTTTCAATAATCAGTACATCTTCATCGTTGTCGTAAGAAACCTTTGCAACGATTTCTTCGCCAGACATTAATTTTATCGATGCATAGAATTCTTCTTCCATATTATACTTTAATTTTAATTACTTCATAATTAAAGTTTTCTTCTTGGTAGATATTAATTCTTTCCTCAAGATGTTTTAGTGTGTAATTTTTATATGGTTTTTCGGAAATGTCATCTGCAATGTCATACAACGTTGCCAAACTTTTTCCTTCACCCTTTCGCAGCACTCTACCAATTGACTGCAAGTTTCTTACTCTTGATTTGGACGGTGATGCAAAAACGACGTTGTGTAATTTTTTAATGTTGATACCTGTGCTGAATGTGCCATAGGAAGCAATGATTACAGCATCTTTTTCACGCTCAGTAATACGTCTGATCTCCTCACGCTCTTCAGTATCTACTCCACCATAAACGAAGAAAACCTTTCTGGTTTTACCTATGTTACTATTTATGCTTTCATATAAAGGCATACCATGTCTTTCAACGTAGTTGAATAATACTAGAGTGTTACCATTCAAGTCTGTGACTAGGTTTTTAATTAGATTATTTCTTTTCTTATGCTCCACAAGATAATCAATTTCATCTTGGTAGGTAAAGAATGTCTGAGGTTCGTGCTCCAACAATAAAATTTTAATTCTAAACTCTGCCAAGTGACCTTCTTTAATAAGTCTGTCAGTCTTAGTAACTTGAGCACAAGGACCAAACAATCCTTCTAGCACCCACTTATGTGTAGCAGACCCATCAAGTGTGCCTGTAAAACCAAAGCGATACTTTGCCTGATGTAATTTTGTCATGATACCAGTCAGTGACTTAGACTTAAACTGGTGCGCCTCATCGCCAATGACACATTCAAAGTCATCAAAGTATTTTTTAGGAAACTTGTATATAGATTGCCAAGTTGAGATGACTACATTTTTATCAGTATTCTTATCCTTGCCACCATATACTTTGTGACAATACTCTTCTACATCCCATCCATAGTCAGCAAAGTCAGAATACATCTGCTCCACCAAAGATGTTGTGGGGACAATAATAAGAATACGTTTCTGTAGACCAGTATAATAACGCACCAAAGAATAAATCATCAGAGACTTTCCAGATGCTGTAGGAGACAGCAAAAGTTTACGGTGATTTTTTAATGCCTCGTAAACTGCCATGTATTGATAGTCTCTTGGTTTGTGCTTAACACAAATTTTATTCATAAAATATTTCACACCCTCAAGAGAGACGAGTGGGTCTTTATCATCAACGTGACCGTAATAATCATTGCTTTCAAAAGACAAATCATAATTTTTAAACGATGCCCATTCTCTAAGATGGTCTGCTAAACCGCAATACAATTCACCCGTGCCAGGAGAATACAAACGAATTTTACCATCCCACATTTTGTTGCGATAGAGTGGCATAAATTTTGCATTAGGCACATCGAAGCTAAAGTAGTCAGATAACTCCATGTGGATACCAGGATCCGCATTGATAGTCATAAAGACTTCATTTTTTTTCTTAATTAAAATAGACATTTCAGTTTCCGTTAATAAATTTCTCCCACTCGATAGCGTTTTTAATTTGGAAACTTCTATTTGATACCATTTTTAAGATATGGTCTAAGTAGAAAAGTGCCTTACTAATAAACTCTATCTTCATCTCAATGTTAATTAAATCTTCATCTGATTCTAGATAGACTTTCATCTTCTCAGATGTTTTGATTGATTGCCCAAAAGGTTTTTCTTTATAGACTGCAGGGTCTGCTTCTCCTTGGTAATACTCTCTTTTTTCTCTAACTTTAATTCTGTATTGAAACTCCAACGCACTCTTTTCTGTTGAGAAATCGTTGTAGTAGTTTAAGTATTTATTATGTTGATAAGGAATGTTAAGCGAAAGCTGCGCTAGGTCTTCTGTGTATTGTTTGTTTTTAAATTGGAAGTCAACTTGTGAGTCTTCTTGCCATTGTGCTTTTACATTATCAAAGAGGGTTTTCAATTCAGCAAATTTCATAGTTTAGTATTTAAGGTGTTTCGTAATTCAAAACTGGTGTATTTAAAAACCGCTTGTGCAGTAAAGTATTCTTGGTCTTGGTCTCCGACATCAAATTGGACATCCGATAGTGATACAGGAAATACATTGTCGAAGTTACAGTATGCAGCAACATTATAATTACTAGTTGTAATTTCTAATCTAGCATTGGAATATTGTGCTTCTTCATTACTATGCTCTTCATAAAGACCATTTTTTCTAATCCAGTTATAAACGCTGGCATAGTTTGCTAGGTCTTCATCAATAATAAAAGTAACATTTAAATCACCTGTCTCAATACCACCAGCAGCTGCAATAGGGAAAGACCTAAATCTGGTCGGGACTTCTGTGAATGGTAATGTGAGGTCAGGGATGTTGGCACGTTGACAGAAAAATTCTATGCCAGGAAATATCTCCAAGTCTAATCGAAATCCGACTGGAGCGAGAAAGTTTCTATTCTTAGGTTGCTCTGAATACCACTTACTCTGTGCCATTTTGTTTTATTTTTATTTAGGTCATAAAAAAAGACCCCCATTTCGGGAGGTCTGATGGGGAAAACCAACAACTGATATCAGTTGATGTTTTTGATTTGTACTCTTCTGTAGTACTGGTTGGTGTTGGCATTCATTGCCTCGCCAGCAGGTGCGGAACCGTAGTTGCCGTCTGTAGTTACGAATGGGTTTGCGACCATGCCGTAGCGGGTCTTGAAGCCAATCTTGGGCTGGAAGGTGTCCTGACCAATGGAGCGGACCATCTGGAGGGGGACATATGGGCAATAGAAGAGACCTGCGTCATAAGGCGAGGTGCCCTTGTAACCCATGGTGTAGTAGTGCTTGGAAGCAGTGCTCTGGGTGTAAGAAGGACCACCGAATGGATCGATGAAGACCTTAACACGACCGTTGAGGGTGCCAGCAAATACGTTACCAGTGTCATCAACACTCATTGAAGTGCTGAGAGCAGGAGCGTAGTCAAGAGCGCCAGTGAGGTTAAGAGCAGAAGCAACGTCTGCAGAGCAGATGATGAAGTTGCCTTTACCACGACGGGTTTCCTGAGCGATTGCGTTTGCATCGCGGTCAATCTGGAATAGAAGACCCTTGAATTTTTCTGCCATCCAACGACCGTTGGAGTCAACATCAAGGTCAAATGTGCCAGGGGTTGCAACGTTGTGCTGAGCACCAGGCTTAGCAACGACGTATACTGTGCGAAGAATTTCGCGGTTGATTTCAGCAAGAATCTCAGAGGAGAGAATGTTTGCTAGCTCTTGCTCAGCGTCAAGACCATGAATGGCCTTAAGGTCTTGTGCAAGCTCTAGGGTGTATTCTGCCTTGAGTGCTCTAGACTTAGCAGTCACCGAGGTCTTCTCGATGCTGAATGCCATCTCGCGGAACAGTTTACCTGCTTCGCCCAACTCTTCAGACTCAGCGCGAGAAAGCTTGCTACCTAGTTCGTATTTGCCAGCAGGGGAATCATTAAGGACTGCAGGGTTGTTACCCTCCATGTCTCCTTGTCCACCATCGCGACCACGGACATCATAAGCACCCTTAGTAGCATCAAAGCCACCAGAGAAACCTGCATCAGGCTCGTTGTATAGTGCTTCTTCGCCGCCTTGATTCTCGTACTTCGCCTTCATTGCAAAGATGAGACCTGTAGGACCAGACATAGGCTGGACACCACAGATGTCATATGCAACCAAGTTAGGCATTGCACGACGGATTAGACTGATGAGCACAGGGTCGAAACCAGCGATAGCGCCAGTCGATGCAGCTCCACCAGTCATGTTGGATGCGCCAGCGAAGTTTACAGCAACTTCGTTAAGGACGCCGCGCTCTTCGCGCATGAATTTTTCTTGATTCTCAAGGATAACAGCGGTAACAGCCTTTCTATGTGAATCGGAAATCTCAGAGAGACCCGAATGGTTAAGAACAGGTGCCCACTTTTCCTGGAGATTTTGAGCGTTAAACATTTTTAACTCCGAATGTTTTTTTAGGAAAATGGGTTGACGTAATTATTTAGACTTCACTTCCAGCGAGCAATTGCATCCATGTATGACTGCATGTGAGCCGATACATCAGTGCCTTCACCTTCTACTGGAGTTTCATCGGTAACTTCTGCTTTAGGAGCGACTTGCTGAGGGAAGTATGACTCACGAAGAGTCTTGAGTTGAGTTCTGAAAGAATCTTCAGATACAAACTCTACTCCTTCTGCAAGAGAAGCTAGTTTTTCTTTCTGGGTATCAGCAAGACCTTCGCTCATCTCTTTCGTGATGATTGTCTTGGAGTGTCCAGAAAGGCGATTATTTAATTCAATGTTGCGCTCAACCTGTTCGTTAAGGCGCTGTTCCATCTCACAAAGCTCTTGATTAATACCTTCGACAACATCAACTTTGTCTGCAGGAATATCAAGATAGTTTTCTTCAAAGACTGTTTTAAGACCAGACATGAAGTTTTCAGCGATTTCAAGTTTAAGACCTGAATCGATGGCAACTACATTTTCTTCCAACCAATTTTGAATGGCATAGTTAAGTGTCTCGTCTACTTTCTCGGAAAGAGAAACTTTAATTGCTTCTACTTCTTCTGAAAGTTTGGTAGTATACTGCTCTTGAATAGAAGATACTTGCTCATTGATTTTTGCTTTTACAGCAGCTTCAAAGATTGTTTTTGCTTTATCTTTGAATGTCTCTGAGATTACTTCTCCTTCTACTAGAGCTTCGATATCCTCTTCAGAGGAATAATCGATTTCTTCCATACCAATTACTTTGGTGTCGTTAGGACCACCAGGAATTTGGTAACCTGAAGATTTAACTGATGGCGCGGGATCTTGGTGCTTGTCACGAGTAACGTGACCATCATCTACTTTCTTATTATGCTTAGCAGCTTTTGCACCAGGATCGTCTTCACCTTGAGGTTTCTCGTAGGTGGGCCCACCGTTATTTTCTACAGACTGACCAGGGACCACAGAAGGTGAAACTGTTGGCATAGGATCTCTGCCAGCAGCCTTAGCGTTTACTGCAGTGTTTGTCTGGGTGCTTGATGGTTGCATAAAACCACTAGACATTGCGTTACCAGGTACTACACTAGCACCAACACCAGGCATAGGGTCTTGACCTGACTCTGCAATAAATTCCTCAAATTTTTCGTTTAACATATCTGACATTTTGGTTTTCCCTGTACAGTTATAACATTTATTCTACAGTTATTTATTAAAATTATAAATTAAGCATGAAGTCCTCAAAGACTTTGAGGGACCTCTCTTCAATATTTTTCCGCGTTGCTTCGGAAATATACTTTTTGTATTTATCAACTTTTGATTCTTTTAAGATACCATTATCCCAGACCCACTCTTTACCTTCCATGATTCCATTTACAAAGGCATCGGGTGCGGATGGGTCGGCAACAATATCAGCAGCAGTTGCTAGCATAAAATCTTCGCGGACATAACTTGCTCCATTTCTTTCATCGATGGACCCCATGCCTCTAGAAGAAACACCAAGTTTAACGCCAGACTCTAAAAGGTTTTTAGCAATATTACCCATAGGTGTTGATAGGATTTGAGCTTTACCTCTAAAGTTGCTACCCTCGGATTTGAGAGAAACGATTTTGTGGGAAACGCGGTCGAGATTGACAGTAGGACCATCGGGATGACCCAACTCACCGAGAGCACGACCAGTGACGACATAACTCTCATTGTAACGACCAACCTCTTTCTCTAGTACGGAAAAAGGATAGATTCTACCGTTGCGATTTTTAACGTCGCCCTGAAGGAATACACCCTCAATGTAGAGATTCTTCCTTCCGTTAGATTCTTCTACTAGGACTTCAACGTCCTCAATACTCTCGGTGATTAATTTCATTCTTCTGTAACCTCGGGTGTTTCTACAGTAGTCTCTTCTTCTTCTTCCGCAGCTGCGAAATAAGATTGTGCTAGGACTTCTTTATATCCTTTCATCGCATCTGATGCTTTCGCATATAGATGGTCATTAATTTTGTCCATCGCATCGATTTTATTGCCAGCAGCAAGTGCATTAATAATGTCAATAGTATCCATTTAATTTAAACGTATGTGATAATTATTTATCGGAATCTTTATTTCTAGGTGCTGCTGGTACCTCAGGGGGTTGAGCAGACATTTCTAATACCTTTGCATTCATTTCATTGGTGTGGACAGGATCTGGGACAATACCTTTTTGAATATCTGCCGCCATCTGCACATCCATTTCCTCGTAAACAATATCAGATTGCTTGAGGACTTCTTTCCTTATATATTCTGTAGAATAATATTTGCCAACAAATTGGTCTAACTTCATTAGAATATCGAGGCGAGTATTTAGAATCTCGGCATCGCGTAACTCAGAAAAATGATTGTCAAATAGGAAGTCATATTGAATATTTTCTTCCATCTCTTCCCAGTCTTCTGGGGTGAGCACACCCTTGAGGACTAGTTGAGTCTTGAGCATATCGTGGAAAACGTATGCAAACTTCTTGCGTAGTCTTCCAACAAATTTGTTGAATTTTAATTCGTCTCGTAATACTTCTGTAGTCTTACCAAGATTAAAACCTTTATTATCATCGGTAAGACGTGAAGGTGGTAAGTTGAGTGAATTGTAAAGTTTCTTTTTAAAATACTCAACGTCCTTCAATTCACCTAAGTTTTGTCCACCAGGAAGTGTAGTAATTTCTGTGCCTCTACCACCTTCACGGCGAGGTAACCAGAAATCCTCAAGCATAGACATATGCTTTTTATCATCACGAATCTCACCAGTGTTTGCGTCATACACTAGTTTGTTACGATATCTCTGCATAACGTCACGGAGATATTGCTCTGCTTTTACTTTAGGCAAGTTGCCTACATCAATGTAAAAGATACGACGTTCTGGTGCTCTTGATAATCTATAGATAACAAGAGAATCTTCAATCATCCTGAGTTGATTGAGTGCCTTGATTGACTTGTGAAGATAACTTAGATTCATCTTCTTATTTAAATCCATCAATCCGCAAGGTGCGAATGTAACAGCATCAGCAGCAAACTTTAATCCACCTTGCATGGGGTCGGGACCACCAGCAAAAGAAATAAATCCTTTTGGATTATACATGTAGTATTCTAGATACTCACCAAAGTCATATGCAGTTGCAGACTGGGGATTTGCGTTTCTATCTACCAGTTGTTGCGCTGCTTTTTTTTCTCTGTCTTGAATTCTTTGCTTGACTTTTTTAATCTTTAGAGGGTCGATGTATCTTAATTCTACGATACCCTTACCAGGATTTGCTAAGTCAATTACTTTGTGATAATAGACACGTCCGTCGATATACCAGTTACGGAAAATTTCGTGTGCTTTTTTATCAAAATTTAAAAGTTTTTTAATATACTCAAACTCTTTGCGAATCTTTCTCTTAATAGGTTCGCCTACTTCTAGGTTTGATAATTCAATCTGCACAGCAGATTGGTCTTCATTACTAACGATTGCTTCGTTTACAATTTCGTCAATTGCAGTATCAACTTCTGGATGTAGCGCCATATCACGATAGCGCCTAATGAGGTCAAACTCATTACGCGCTGTTCCTTCGATATCCACATAATGACCAAAGTAGCCACCAGCTACGGTAGCTACTCCATCGTCTTGCTGCGGAGGAATCGGGGACTGTCCCTTGGGTTTAGAGACGGCCCCATTGATTGAAAATCCGAAAAGTTGACTCATTTTTTAGAATATCACATTATATACCTCTATTTATAGAGATTATTTTGCGATACTTCCGCCGCCGCTGGCTGCTTGTCCCTGTACTGCATGCCAGTATTGTAACTGGAATTCAACAGTGAAGTCCTCAATCTGGTCATTGCTATCATAAGCAACGTCGATTTGAGAAACGTTAGTTGGGAAACAACCCCAGAGTTTGTATTCTCTGAGCACTGAACCTTCATCGGTCGAGTCTCTCTCAAGTTGCTTGACAGTCAAGTCCTTAAGGAAACCAGTGCCACCGCCGTCTGGAATAAATGCGTCAGCAGTGTTACCCACATGGGTATTCATTGCTTCCATCCATCTCTCGAAACCATGACGGATGGTGAAGTTTCTATCATTGATGATAGTAACTGTCCATGTGTCGAAGGTGCGGTCACCAGCAATTTTTACTGTGCGACCACGGAAAGGTACTTCGATAACACCTAAGTTTGATGCGGGAAGAGCAGCAGACTTGCAAAGCATGTTTGCTAAGTCATTATCAGGACCATCGCTAACAACGCTTGGCCACTGAAACTCAACTAGGAAGAGATTACTCTTTACACCCTGCTTGATATTATTTAAGAAGTTGCTTACATTAGATGTAATTGCCATTTTAGTTTATCCTCTTACGGTAATTAATTGGTGAATTGTAAATCAAACTTGACCTGTGACTTCCTGGAAGGAAACACCTGTCTTAGTTGCGATGAAACTTAGGGTGATGTAGTTAATCGACCTTGATGGCTTCAAGTAGATATCAGCAACAAACTCATTTCTGTCAATAACGTCAGCAGTGTTATTGCTTTCGTCACAAACGACCAAGAAGTCAGTGACACCTCTCTTTGCCTTTACTTCTTCCATGTAAGCATTTACAGTGGAGAAGAATGACCCTCTAGTGGTAGTGTCATTTAATTCAAATAGGACACCGCGAGCAGCTGCCTGGACTCTTCTTTCGATGTTGAGGAATAGACGACGGACGTTAATTCTGTCGAAAGAACTAGGAGTAGACTGTGCAGTCTTGTCACCGAAGAGGACAATACCTTGTCCAGGGAATGAAGTGATTGGATTGATTCTTTGGAGATACAACTCATCACGGTGTGCTTTGGTTGGAGTGTATGCAAGTTTAATTGCATTTCTCAAGTTTCCTCTTTGGAGTCCAGCAGGTGAAAACCAATCTTCAGCTGTTAGTGAAGTCTGGACACATAGTCCAGCAATGTCTCCGTTGCATGGAATGTAACGATAAACATCGTTGAAACGGTCGTAGATATACTTATAACCGCTATCTAAGACAGAATAGGAACTGCTTGGAAAAGAAGAGTAGTGTGCGAGGATTGCATCTTTTTGTGCAGTTGCACTAGTTAGAGAAACAAAATCTCTGTATGGAGAGCAGAAAGCAATACAATCTTTTCTAGAATCTGCAATCGCGATTGCTGCAAGTTGCTTGGTAGCAGTATCTGCACCAGGTTG